CCGGGGGCTTCGGGACCATGTCTACAGAGTATCAACTATGCTAACACCTGAATTAAACCAACTCATCCTGGGAGTTCTTCACGAATTTCCGGATTTTATGGGTAAAGTTCTTCTGGTGGTAGCACTGTTTATTCTGTTTAACCTAAGGAAGTAGACACATGAACACTAAGACTGAGGCAATGAAAAACCCCGCCCTTTGTGAGCACGAAAACGCGTTTGAATTCGTTTTCCCTTCCAAGGCTGATGCGGACATGGTGCAGCGAGTTTTTGCATTCGCTGTAGCCGCCTATCTTAAGGAAGATGGACGGCAGATGGCTTCCCTCATGAAGCAACCTGACCAGAAATGGTTCAAGATGCTCAAAAATGAGGAAGTCTGGGTGTTGTCTCTCCCAGACGGTTTGCTTCGTGGGCTTGCAAAGGCTCACATGCAAAACCTGGCGGGTAACTTCGTGAAGAAGTCCCCAGCTATTGAAGCTGAAGTCTCGCCGGTGCCTGAGAAGGCCCCCGACGCTTTCAACGACATGTTGCTGTATAACACAGCTTACTGCTCGATGGAGCGCGAAAGTCAATTTGACGAGGCATCTGCGTTTGGACCGGGACCCGACAAGGAAGTAGTACCTCCGAGTCGTTCCAGTGACCAAGATCTTCTTGATCATTTGGAGTTCGAACAGAAAGTTCGAGAAGTCCTTTTTGAGCAAGCTCTCGACCAACCGCAGGACAAGTAGCAGGTATTCTTCCTGCTTGAGAGGTTACAGTGCAGAACGCCAGCCATGGACGCAATTATCCGAGCCGACCTAAGGCCCCAAGGAAAACTTTCAAGTACGCGAAAGCGGCACCTGAATTCCGTAGGGTACGGTTGGCCCCTTATATTGCATCTCCCCGAGAAAAGAAGAAAAAACTTTACTCGACAAAGAATGCCGGTTCCGTTTTAAGCGGTGTCCAGAAACATTATCAAACTTATGCCAATTCACTTGGCACTAGTACGATGACTATCACGGATGTCGCTACGGAGCTCCGTTCTTCATGGGTTAGAAGCACTGTAAACACACCTGGTTACAACCGCAACATGCACGGCAAAGATTTTATCAAACCGCGCGCGTTGCCCATGAATCCGTTTGGCTTCTCGAAAACGAGGCTGACGGGGCGCATGGGTACTAGGACCACCACACAGGTTAACCGTGTGACTGGAGCCTGGAACGAAACCAGTGAATATGGAGATTGGGGTAGTAATACCTCGCTTCCCTCTAAGGACCCGGCAGTTTTTGCTGAACTAAAAGCTAAGACCCTGAACAAACTTTTGAAGAAAGTTCAGGACCAGTCCGTTAATTTGGGCTGGGCTATAGCTGAAGGTAGGCAGACTGTCAATATGTTCGTCGATAATGCTCGGCGGATTAGTCAAGCAGCCCGTAAATTTAAACAGGGGAACTTGGCAGGGGCCGCACAGATCTTCTCGGGTGCAGTACCTCTAAGGTTAACGGATACCGGTCATAATATGAACCAGTATGCGAAATCTGAAAAGGCATTCAAGCGAGATCTGCGAAAGAATGCGCCTAAAGCTCTAGCTGATAGGTGGCTGGAACTTCAGTATGGATGGAAACCTTTATTGGACGATATTTATGGTAGCCTGGAATTTCTGGCTAATAAACTCCATAAGACACCGTCCTTACGGGAATCTAGTGGTTCGCGTCGTACAGATGTGTTTAAACCTCAGCCGTATGAATCAGCTGATTTAAGGATAGACACAACCCAGACGGCGGACTATGGCGTTTCATACGTCCTGTACTTCTCCCAATCAGGTAATCATGATCTATCGAGTCTCGGTATTGCCAATCCGGCTTCGATAGCGTGGGAGGTTGTTCCTTGGTCCTTTGTAGTGGATTGGGCTTTGCCGATCGGTACCTACCTCAACAACCTGGATGCATTTATTGGTCTTGAGTTTGAAAAAGGCTGTTATACCGAGTTTTGGAAAGGCTCAGTTCTCACGAGGGAAAGTGGCAAACAACGAAACTTCGGGGACTGGAATTATGTAACTACTTCCAGCGTCAAGGAGTTTGCGGAACAGGTTTCCTGTTCGAGAAATGTCTTAACGAGTTTCCCGAGCGCACCTTTGCCGGACTTCAAAAATCCGTTTAAGGGTGGGATGACTGGGCCGCATGCGTTGAATGCTTATGCTTTATTAACCCAAGCTTTCTCTAGAAAGTCACCATAGAAGTAAACAAAATATGGGTTCTATTGCCCAAATCAAGTTGACGACGCTTTCCGGCAGCATCTACAGAACTGCAGATCCTGCTGTGGGCGTGAACACAACTTTCGACCCCGAGCGTTTTTTGCAAGGGGGTATCGCGAGGTATGTTGATCGCTCTGGCGGTGTTCCGCTGGGCTATCGAAGCATCACATTCAGCCTGAGGCCTCCGACTAAAGATAGTCGTGTCTATAAGCTAAGTGTGCGGCTCGCATCTCCTGTACTCGAAACGGTGGATCCGGCAACGGGAATTTTTGGCCCGAAGCTGGCATACACGCTGACGAGCATAGCCGAGCATCTTATTCCGGAACGTGCGACTTCGGCGGAGAGATCCGCTCACATGAACATATTCCGGTCTATGTACTTCGGTACTATCAATGCCTCCGATGATGTGCCTACCGATTCAACTGGTAGCCCCGTCATGCTGGGAGCGACAAACCTGGAAGACGTGTACTAGTCAACCGGGTTACCGTAGTACTGGCCTTCGTCAGGCCGAGATGTAGGTAGCCAACGTTCTGTTGGTCACTTTATCGACACGGGAGTTGCCATCATGTCTTTGCAAAAGTATGATAGCAGAGCAGCAAAACGCAAGCTTGAATTTTTCCAGCTTGTAACTACGCGTATCCCTCAAGAGAGAACCTCTGAGGCGGTCGTACAGTTCTATCAGGCCCTTGGAACGCCTAAGGCCTTAGCAGCCTATCTCCTCTTCGTTAATGGAGAGTGGGAACAGCTCTTTAGCTTGAAGGCGGACCCCTTGCACTATGAAGATGGTGCCAGGTTTAGGGATGACTACCTCGTGTGTAACTTGCTGAAGCAGAGTAATTTTATTGACTCTGGCATTGACAAGGAATCACGTGCGATGTTCAAGTTTCTATCTTTTGAACATCAATGTAGGAAAACCAACGAGCGATTTAGGGAGGTGAATTTCCTTTCTAGACCCGAGGATCCGAAAATTGGGCCGTTGAATACAAAAACGTCCCACGAGGCATTACTTCGTGTAATGTCCCGTAAAATATTTAAGATTCTTGGAGCTTGTGACCCTGATGAGCTCATGGACCTTGCTTCTTGGGGACCGGGCGTATCCACCTTAGTAAAAGGTGTTGAATGCTCGGCACCACAAAAGTTCCAGTACGAAACTGGAGTCACGCGAGATCTGTACCCCCTAGCTGCAGCAGCACTTTCTGCGGCGTACCCCGGATGGGACTCATTACTTAAAAATAGTGGGTTCCCTCACTTCGAGGTTGGGGATGTAGTTATTACGGTGCCGAAGACGTCGATGATCGACCGAGTCATAGCTATACAGCCAGGTATAAACCTCTGGTTTCAGCTGGGATTAGGAAGAATGATGAGGCGTCGGTTGGCTAGAACTGGAATCGATTTGAGTAGTCAGAGGAGGAATCAGCAAATGGCGAGGGCGGGTAGTTTATCTAACCGCATAGCTACTGTTGACTTTTCTTCTGCGAGTGACTCAATAGCAAAGGCCATGGTCGAAACAGCTTTTAGGTTGGCCGCAGAAAATTGCGGTGACCCGAAGCAGTTCCGAGAATTTTCACTATGGTATGAGCTTATGGATATTTTTCGATCCAGGTTCCGTCGAGTGGGCAAGCTTGAAGACTATTCTCTAGAAATGACCCAGGATCATTTTGGGTCAAAGGATGGAGATAGGGTGAGGCTCGGCCATGAATGGGAGAAATTTTCCACCATGGGTAACGGCTTCACTTTTGAGCTTGAAACACTGATCTTTTACTGTGCAGCCTACGCCGTTGTGAAACAGCTTGGGTTGAACGTGGGAGAAATTAGTGTCTTCGGTGACGATGTAATTTTGCCGTCGAAGGCCTACGATCTGTTTAGCTCCTTTAGTTCTTATTTGGGATTTACAGTTAATCCTGTAAAAAGCTTTTCTTCCGGACCTTTCCGGGAGAGCTGCGGTTCCCATTATTTTAGGGGCATTGATTGCAAGCCAGTGTACTTACAAAATGCACTGTCCTCAATCCAAGAAGTTTACAACTTCGCAAACCTAGTTCGGCTAAGAAGTCACGATCCCCAGTTGGGGTATTGCGACGCTCGATTCGCCGGACTTTTCAATTTCTGCAGGCGACTAGTACCGAGTAAACTCCGGTATGGTGTTTCCTGCGTTGTTGAACCCAAATCAGGTGAGGTGACAGCTACCGAAGGTGGCTTTATCTCTAACCTTGACGAGGCGAGGCCTACACGCGCAAAACATGGCTTCCTTGGGACGAAAGGTCTCGAGGGTTGGGTCGTGAAGCGTGTAGCTTGGATCGCTAAAAAGCGAGAGGTGGATCATGCGGGGCTTCTTCAATCGGCTCTGCATTCCTTGGAACGTGGCGAAAGCAACGGTCTGAGACTTGCAACTGAGTCAGGGGGAAATCTGGTACCTCTGAGACAGCGGACGAAGTGTGTGAAAGTTAGCACGCTTTTCCAAACGTGGTACGATCTAGGACCTTGGCTTTAAGCGAG